TGCGGCAGCTGCACCGCCGCCAGCCGCTGCTGTGGATGCGGCTGAGCCAGACAATCCAGATGATGTGATCTATGCCGGTGAACAGGGCGAAGATGCGCCAAAAAAGAAAAAGCGTAAGAAATCAGGCACCATCCTGACTAGCACAAAAGGTGTTATGGGCGACGCGCCCACTGAAAAGAAATCTTTACTGGGTGGCTAAATGGCTGATCAACTCGCACAACTCCTGATAAAGCAGTACGAAAGCCTGGTAACGCAACGCCAGACATGGGAAAGCCACTGGCAAGAGGTGGCAGACTATGTCGTGCCGCGCAAGGCTGAGGTTACAAAGAACAGATCTCCGGGCGATAAACGCTCCGAGCTGGTTTTTGATGGCACTGCTATTCTTGCAGCTGAGCTGTTAGCGGCATCGTTGCATGGTATGTTGACCAACGGATCGACCAGCTGGTTTGGGCTGCGCTTTTCTGACGATAGTCTTAACGGCGATGATGAAGCCAAGGAATGGCTGCAATCTGTCGAGGACGTTATGTATCAGGCGTTTAACCGCTCTAACTTTCAAGAGCAAATCGCCGAGCTGTATTTGGACCTGGTGACATTTGGCACCGCTGTTATGTTTGTTGATAAAGACGATGAACAGCAGATTAGATTCAGCACACGCCACATCAAAGAGTGCTTCTTGTCAGAGGATGACAAGGGGCGGGTTGATACGGTGTTTCGTAAATTTAAAATGCCAGCCAGGGCCGCACTTAAAAAATTTGGTGACGAAAAATTCAATAGTAAAATACTGCAAAAGGCGAATGAAAATCCATACGAGCAATTAACGCTAATCCATGCGGTATATCCGCGTGATGAGCGTGACATTACCAAGGTAACAGCTGAAAACAAACCGTTTGCGTCGATCTATATAGAGCCGGAAGAAAAGGTTGTACTGTCCGAATCGGGCTTTGATGAGTTTCCGTACATGGCGCCAAGATTTTCCAAGAGCTCGTTTGAGCTTGGTTATGGCAGATCTCCATCGATGACGGCATTAGCAGACATAAAAATGCTCAACCGTATGTCCGAGGTGACAATCAGGGCAGCACAAAAACAGGTTGACCCGCCGCTACTGGTGCCAGATGACGGCTTTATGCTGCCGGTCAGAACAGTACCTGGCGGTCTGAACTTTTATAGATCCGGTACGCGAGACCGCATTGAGCCACTAAATATAGGGGCAAACAACCCGCTAGGTCTAAATATGGAAGAACAGCGCCGCACTGCAATCCGCGCTGCTTTCTATGTTGATCAGCTAATACTGGGCGAGGGGCCGCAAATGACGGCCACAGAAGTTGTCCAGCGTACAGAAGAAAAGATGAGATTGCTTGGGCCGCTTACCGGCAGATTAAGCCAGGAGCTGCTACAGCCGCTGATCAACCGTGTTTACAATATCCTGTCACGCCAACAGGCATTTGCCCCGGCGCCTGACTTCATGCTGAACCAGAACCTTGAAATTACCTATGTGAGCCCGTTAGCCAAAGCGCAGCGTCAGGGCGATATTGCGTCCATGACAAGATTGCTGGAGCTTATGACGCCGCTTAGCCAGCTTGATCCAACCATTATGGATTATGTGGATAGTGACGGCATATCCCAGCATCTAATCAAGATCCTGGCTGTACCGGCCACCGCAGTCAGGGGCGAGCAAGAGGTCGCAATGATGAGGGCTCAGCGCCAGGAACAGCAAGCAGCAATGCAAGAACAACAGCAATTGATGCAACAGGCCGAAGCAGCCGGTAACGCAGCGCCTATGGTAAGAGCGTTGGAATCCGGTCAGGCGGCTGAGTAATGACGCCAGAAGATACGATTGAACTTTATAAAACTATTTTCACAAGCGAGGACGGCGAGCGCATCCTAAGCGACCTTGGCGTGAGATTTTGTGAACATTCGACAACTTTCTCGGCTGATCCGCATGAAACGGCTTACCGGGAAGGGCAGCGCACAGTGGTGCTTTTTATCAGGTCAATGCTGCGTGACCGCAAACAATTAAAGGAAATGATTGAAAATGAGTGAAGAACAGGTAGCTGAGGTCGTTGCAGATGCAGCGGTAGCCCAGTCTGTCGCCAATGATTGGCGCACTGGTATTCCCGAAGAAATCCGGGGTCATAAATCATTAGAGCACATTGGAGATGTAGGCTCACTGGCAAAAAGCTATGTGAACGCGCAATCAATGATTGGTGCTGATAAAGTTGCCATACCCGGCAAACACGCAACCGATGAGGATTGGGCCGAGGTCCACAGAAAGCTGGGTCGTCCAGATAGCCCGGATGGTTACGAGCTGGACAATGCAATGCCCGAAGGCGTTGATGCGTCCGAGGATATGCTGAACTGGTTCAAAGGCGCAGCACATGAGGCTGGGCTAACACCGCAACAGGCGCAAAAGCTATTGGGCGGCTATAACCAAATGCTTGGCAACATCACGGGAAATGATGAAGGTCAGGTCCAACAGCTAAGAGAAACAACAGAAACAGAATTAAAAAAGGAATATGGCGCTGCTTTTGCTGACCGGCTAGGCCACGCCAAGGCTGCAACGCTGCAATTCGGTGCATCAGAAATGGTGGCAACCGAAGAGGGCAACGTGCCCGTTTCCTTTGTTGATCAGCTGATGCTGGCAGATGGCCGGTCATTAGGTGATCACCCTGAGATGATAAAAATGATGGTGAACGTAAGCCAGTTCATCAACAGTAAAATTGGTGAAGATAGCCTTGTTGGTGTGAAAACCACGGGCGGTCTGTCCCCTGATGATGCGAAAGCAAAGCTCTCCGAGATCAGGGCGCCAGGCACACCATACTGGGATCAGAGACATCCTGAGCATAATTTTTATGTGCAGGAAGGTTTGAAATATCAGGAGATGCTTAATGTCGGAAGCTGATAGAGATTTCCGGCTTGATGTTCTGCGGCTTACAATGGAGACAGGCTCACAAGTCACGATCCAGAACCCGCTAGAACAAGCTGAAAAGAATTTGCAATGGTGCCTACAGCCGGTTGATAAGCCACTGGCCCAACCAGCTAAAGCACCAGGCAAGAAACCGGGACAAGCGTAAAGCCCCCGTCGGCGCAACCGTAATGCAAAAACCTTTGTCCGTCATTCTGGCGGGTAGCAAGCAATTTTAACTGCAAAAACGCAAGGAGACATTTCATGTCTGCACAAATCACAACCGCGTTTTCCCAGCAGTTTAGCGCTAACGTACAACTGCTTTCTCAGCAGATGGGGTCTATCCTACGGGGTGGCGTCAATGAGGAATCAGTCACTGGTGAAAAAGCATTTTTCGACCAGGTTGGTGCAGCTGCTGCGGTAAGTTTTGCCTAGACTAAGCGAAAGCCTAGTCTGAAAATCTGTCAAATTCGGGGAAGGCTGTAAAATGCTAATCCCGAGCGAAGCCCTAAAGGGAACGTGTAGAGACTAGACGGCAGACCCCTAACAATTCGGTTGAGGGTGAAGGGATAGTCCAGACTCCAAACAGCGAAAGCTGGCGGTGAAAACCGTAGTGGGTAAGAAAACGCACATCACGCCATTCGGATACCCCAATGGTGGAAACGCCCCATTCTCGCCGCATGGTGACAATGGAAGCCTACGAGTGGGCTGACCTTATTGATGATGCCGATAAAGTCCAGATGCTTATCGACCCTACAAGCACCTATGCCAGAGCGGCAGCGGCTGCTATGGGCCGTGCTATGGATGACGCCATCATTGCTGCGGCAACAGGTACATCACTGACCGGCAAAGCAGGAGCAACAAGCACAACAATGCTTAGCGCAAACGAAATTGCTAATGGTTCAGCCGATCTTTCTGTTGCTAAATTGATCTCAGCAAAAAAGTTGCTAGATCTGGGCTCGGTTGACCCATCAATCCCACGTCATATTGCCGTGGGGCCAGACCAAGTCGAGGCGTTGTTAAACACCACCTCTGTCACAAGCTCTGACTTTAATACAGTCAAAGCCTTGGTGCAGGGTGAAGTTGACACATTCATGGGCTTTCAGTTCCATGTTTCAACGCGCCTTGCCAAATCTGGCAACATTCGTAAGTGTTTTGCTTGGGCTCAAGACGGCATCAAGCTGGCAGTTGGTAAAGACGTTCAATCTCGCATCGATGAGAGAGCCGACAAATCTTATTCCACCCAGGTCTATTACTGTTCGCAGTTCGGGGCCACACGGATGGAAGAGGCGATGGTTGTTTCTATTGATTGCGACGAGTCAGCATAAGGGAGCTTTGTAATGACTACTAAAAATTCAGAC